ATATGGAGAATGGGTGTCTCGACTGTAACAAACTTTACGTTGAAGGGTTTCTTGAGCAAGGGTTTGGCTGTAGCTTATTTGAAAGAATAGAATGGCATTAGCAGAATCTAAAAAGACCAACATATTAGCAGACTACCATACGGGCAAATACTCACAAAGAGAATTGTCTAAAAAGCATAAGGTAGGATTAGCAACAGTAAGTAGACTAACTAAGGAAATAGACCCTGAATTGGAACACCTAGTCGATCGCCATATCTCTTTAGTAGAAGAGTGCATAGAGCTTCCAGACGAGAAAAGGAACGCAGTGTTCCAAACTGCGGAACGCTTAGTAAGGCATAAAGGGTTAATACAATCAGTAAGTGAAGCATTACTAGATAGAAAAGTGAAGATGATAAGAAAAGGTACTGTAGAAGAGAAGATCAATGTAGGTGATGGCATGCAACAATTCCAAGCAAGAGAACTAAATGCTAGTGATCTAAAGAATTTAGCAGATGGTATAGATAAAGTATCATTAACGCTAGGAGTAAACCAAAGACATTCTAATATGCAAGTAGCAGCTCAAGTTAATGCAGGAGAAGGTCAAAGTGCAACAACAGTAATTAATATAGTAGAGGATAAGAAAGATGATTAATCCAGAACTATTAAGTCTAGTAATAAACAGAAAGCTTAGATTTGTAAATGAGGATGACTTAGAAAAAGATACAATTATCTATGGAGTATTTACTACAGATGAATGGCTTTCGATAAGTAAAGGAGAGTTAGCGCACTTATGCAAACAATGGGCGTATAGACATCACGAGCAGCTATGGTCTTGCATAGATGAGAAGCGTGGAGCAATATGCAGAGTAAATAATGTAGAACAAACAGAGTTCTATGCGGAAACAGAGCCAGAAGCAGTTTTTAAGTGCTGTCTTTGGATACTGGAACGGTAATAATACTTTAATTAGAATCTATTAAATGCAAGAACAATGCAGTAGTCTATTAAAAGATAGACGAGCTTAATTAGAAAGGAAACTTTCCTTGTTAAATAATATTAAATAATGCTGGGTATGTTGCGACCTTGTAGATTCTAGTTAGAGTATTAGTGTTTTAAATAAAGTCTATCAAACGGAGCGAAAACAATGCAGTAGTCTGATTATTATCAGATGAGCTTATTTTGAAAGGAACAGCCTTGTAAATATTATTTATGTAGTCGGGTAGCAGGCTACGATAGGCTTTATTTAGAACATAAAAAGGATAAATGATGAGAGCAGTAATACAAACAAGTTACGATAAAAAGAAATACATAGTAACATTCGAGGATGGAAGACAGGTTGAGTGTAAAGATGTATTTGAGGCAACTATGGTAAAATATAACAATGGATGTAATAAATCTAAGGAAAAATAATGATTAAACTAATTCTACTGACTCCGCTGCTGTTTATTGGATACTCGGCAGTAGTGTTTTGGCTGTTTTTTCAGTCAATAGTCGTAGGAGTAGTAACAGGAATTGTTAATTGGGCATCTTCTACTGTAGAAGATTGGAGATCATTAGTTAGATATGTAAAAGAAGAAAAAGAAGAGATAGCAAGAAGAAATTCTCCGCTAGATCAGATAGACTTAGATCAAGGAACAAGCAATGACTAAAGACTTAAAGTTATTACCTCATCAGTACGCACTAATAAAAGATACCACCACTAAAATATTAGGATTAGTAAGCGGTTTCGGTGCAGGGAAAACCTTCGCAGTAGCACGTAAGGCTGTAATGTTAGCACAAGCGAATCCAGGATGTGATGGAATTGTAACAGAACCAAACTTTCCACTATTAGAACAGATCTTAATACCAGAATTAAAAGAAGCGCTCACATACTTCGGAGTACCATTTGAATACAAAGCAGCGCAATCAATATTTTATTGCACTATCGAAGGTAAAGAAACTAGAATAATATGTAAATCAATGGAAGGATACGAGAGACTTATTGGTATTAATGCTGCGTATGTAGTAATGGATGAGTTTGATACAGCTAAGCCAGCTCTTGCATATAACGCTTACATTAAATTACTAGGACGTATCAGGGTAGGAAACGTAAGACAAATGGTAATTGTATCTACTCCAGAAGGTTATCGAGCATTTTATAAGATCTTTGTAGAGGAAGCAGGAGATAATAAGAAACTATTAAGAGCTAAAACCACAGATAACTATCATTTGCCAGCAGATTACATAGAAACAATGAGAGCGCAATATCCTGCAGAACTAATTGACGCTTATATTAATGGAGAGTTTACAAACTTAACAAGTGGTAACGTATATACACAGTATGATCGTACTCTTAATGATACGTCAATGATAGATGAAGGCTTTGGAGATATACATATCGGTATTGACTTCAATGTTGGAGCTATGTCTGCAGTAGCATGTATTATAAAGGATCAGAAAGCTTTTGCAGTAGATGAGTTCATAGGACTATTCGATACTCCAGAGTTAGTTCAAGTATTAGAAGCTAAATATGCAGGAAGAAAAGTATATTGTTATCCAGATGCAGCAGGTAGCGCTAGAAAATCTGTTAGTGGAAACGATAGTGATATTAAACTACTAAGACAAGCAGGATTCAATATAAGAGTAAACAGCAAAAATCCAGGAGTTATGGATAGAGTTAATGGCTTAAACAGCATGTACTGTAACGCTCAAGGAGAGCGAAGATGCTTCATTAATACAATTACATGCCCTAAGCTAACAAAAGCCACAGAACAGCAAGCATATGACGAAGGAACTAGGATGCCAGACAAAAAGAATGGTCATGATAATAATGGTATTGATGCAATAGGGTATTTAGTAGCACACTTATTCCCACTAACATTTACAAGAAGAAAGGTAACACCAGAAATGAGACAACAATCAAATAGTGTAAACTGGAGTCAATATGACTGATTTAGCATTAACAGAAGAAGAACAAGAAAAGCTAGACTCTTGGACAAAAGAAGAGATTTATGAGGCTTACTTAGCAGAATACAATGCGAGAGTCTTACTAAACAAAGAGATGAATAAGCAAAAGCTAAAGCTAAAAGAAATAGAACACTCAGTTAGAAGAATATTGAATGACTCCTGAGGATAAACTACGATATGTGGCACGTAATTTTATAGAGTATGATCCAAAAGATAATGTAGAGGACGAGCTAGATTTCTTTTTTGGGCAACATTATACCATTATAGAATTAGAAGGCAATGGGATTATAGGATACATAGAGACAAATGAGTACATCTTCTTTGCTTTTGCATTTAATGATAATTTAAGAAAGAACACTAAAAAGATATACAGAACAGCCAAAAACCTTAAAAAAAGGATCATTTATGGTGGGAAAATAGATCATTACAAGAACAACTCAAAGCATCTAGGTGATAATATCTATGAACTTATGATATAATAGGTTGAAATAAAAACAAAAAGGATAAACATGGGTGGAATATCACGAGCGTTTAAGAAGCTAACGAGCAATCCTCTAGGAATGTTAGCAGTGGGTGCATTGTCAGGAGGAGCAGGTTTTTTAGGATCTGTCGGAGGATTATCTTCAGTAGGTATGGCCGCAGTTGGTGGAGCAGCAGGAGCAACTGTTGGAGCAGCAGGAGCAGCAGCAGAGGCAGCTAAAAAAGGAGCAGCAGCAGCAGAAATGCAAGCATCATCAGCAAAAGAGCAGATAGCAATCCAAAAAGAAGAGATCGCAAAGCAAGAAGCATTAGTAGCAGAAGAAACAGCGGCAACTGAAGCAGCTCAACAAGAAGAAGATGCAAAGGCTACAGAAAGAAAAACAAGGCTAGCAAAAGGTAGAAAAGGTTTATTATGGGGATCTGAATCTGGCGTTGGCGGAAATACATTAGGAGGTTAATATGAAAAAAGATATACCAAACGAAAGACTACAAGGAAAGTTCTATACAGAGAACTATTCAAGAATTCAATGTTCTAAATGTCAGAAAAATCTAGCTATTCTTATTCCAGGCAAAGCATTTGATGGGATTCCTGAGTGTGAGTGTAGTAAAGTAACACTTCCTCCAAAGAAACCAGCAAGAAAAAAGCCAGCACCTATTGAAAAAGAGGGGTAAGCATGACTTATGAAAGCGTAAACGAGAGGCTTAAAGCTGCCAGAGGAAACAAGCAACTATGGGAAAGTCATCTAAGAGAGTGTTATGAGTATGCACTGCCTGCCAGAAATACAATAGATAAGTATGGTAAGGGTCAGAAAAAAAGAAATAGAGTGTTTGATTCAACAGCAGAAGGAGCATTAGAGGATTTTGCTAACAGAATGACTGCATTATTAGTTCCAAATACTACTCAGTGGATGAAGCTGGAAGCAGGAAGTGAAACTGATCCTAGGCAGGAATCTCAAATTAATCAATACTTAGAAGAGACTACAAAGATAGTATTTAAACATATAAATAGTTCTAATTTCTCATCTCAAGTAAATGAAGCATTTTTAGATCTAGGAATCTCTACTGGAGCAATAGTGGTTGAAGAAGGAGATGGTATTCAAACATCATTAAACTTTAGGGCTGTATCGTTATCAGAACTTATATTAGAAAGATCAAGCAGAGGAATTATTGAAACAGTATTTAGAGAATTTAAAATCCCTGCAAAAGATATTCTAGCCACATGGAAGACTGCGAAATTATCTCAAAACTTAAAAGAATTGCTAGTGAAATCTCCAACGACTGATGTTAGTATCGTTGAGGGAGTGGTTCAAAATGAGCAAGGCAAGTGGAATATGATTCTTATGAACGTAAAAGAAAAGGAGTTTATCTTAAATGAAGAGCTAGACTACAATCCTTACATTGTATTTAGAGAATCATCTATACCTGGAGAAGTTTATGGAAGAGGAAGAGTGATGAGATGTCTAAGTGATATTAAAACTCTTAACAGAATGGTAGAGGACTATTTAAAAGGTCTATCTTTCCAGGCAAATCCTGTATTTACAGCGACAGATGATGGAGTAATTAATCCATATACATTTGATTTACATCCTGGATCAGTTAATCCTGTAGGATCTAATGATAGAGCTAATCCTACATTGAGTGCAGTGCAATTAAGTGGTAATCCTCAGCTTATGGATTTTGCTATCACTAAATATCAAGACAGTATCAAACAAGCAATGCTAAGTAAGCCGTTTGGGAATATTCAGGACACTCCTGTAAGAACAGCTACTGAGATGTCAATAAGAAATGCTGACGTAGCGCAAACGAGCTTATCTACATCTACAAGAATACAAACAGAATTACTAGAAAGAGTAATTGCAAACTGTGTGCATATCTTAAAAAGAGTAGGAAAAGTAGCGGACTTTAAAGTAAACGGGAAAGAAGTTGCTCTTAAGTTCATTAATCCTGCATCAAGACAGCAAAATGAGTCAGAACTTGCAGCATACGGTAGATTTATGGAGATTTCAGCAGCAATGCCTCCAGAGGTTATCGCTCAAGAGATTAAAATAGAGACAATCCCATCTAGTGTATGGGAAGCATTAGGACTTCCAGAAACAGGAAAGAGAAACGAGCAAGAAAAAGCTAAATATGTGCAAGCCCAACAAGAACAGATGGCAGCACAAGCAGCAGCTCAAGGAGGAGCAGTATAGTGAGAAAAGAGAATCAAGAGAACGCACAATCAATACATAAGCTATTTGCTGGGACATTCAATACTGAAATAGGTGTTAAATGTCTCGATCATTTAGAGAGTGTTTTTGTAGATAGAGAGATTGCTAAGCCTGGAATGACTGAGCTAGAAATAGGTATCAGACAAGGCGAAGCTAACGTGATTAAAAAAATTAAAAATGAGGTAAAAAGTAATGGCAGATAGAGAACTACAAACCATTCTAAACAGCGGAGAGATTACAAGCATATATCTTGGATCTCCTATAGCAGACAATAAGGTGGTAACAGCAGGAGACGTTGAGCTGTCTATTTTAGGAGTGGGGTCAGTAGTACCACTAGCACAACAAACATTAGCAGCGGGAGTGCCTGAAGTCTATACGTGGATTACTACAGACACAATCTCACAAGGAAGTGATATTACGTATTCTGCTGTAACTCAGAGAATTAATGTCTTGACTTCTGGAGTATATAAGATCGCAGGAACTCAAGTATTCACTGCAGGTAATGTAAATTACTTACAATTCTGTCTTAGAATTAATGGCGTGCAAGCTCCTATTTGTAACTCTAATGAAGGAAGAGGCTCGTCACAAGCAGTAAGTGTTTCTTCTTTTGGAGTATTGACATTGTCTGCTGGAGACTACTTAGAGGTCTGGGTAGAATCTACTGGAACAGACATCACATGCCAATCGTCTAGTGTATTTGTAGAGAAAATAAGTTAATTCTTATGGCACTCTACGGGGTGTCACATAGAGTTAATAGCTCAAAACAAATTAAAGGATACGCAAATGGAAGAAGCAACAACATCTGCCCCTGCTGAATCAGGAACGCAAGCTACAGAAACTACGGAAGCCACTACGGTAAATCAAGAGGGACAAGCTGTCTCGGAAACTACTTATGTAGATGGCAAATACAAATCAGTATCTGATTTAGAAACAGGATACAAGGAACTACAATCAAGCTACAGTAAGAAATTAGGTGGATTTGATGGAGCGCCAGAAGAATATAAAGTAAATGAAGGTGCTGAATCTAATGACTTTATAGAAAGCTGGGGAAGAGAAAACCAACTAAGTAATGATGGGCTAAACTCGCTTATTGAAGGTTACGATAAATACCAACAAGAGCAGGGAGAAAAGTACCAACAAGAACAAGTAGCAATACTAGGGGAAAATGCAACAGAAAGACTAACTAACGTTAATGACTTTTTAAAAGCAAATGTTGGAGAAAATCATGGAATAGATACACAGAGCGCAGCAGGAATTGAATCAATCGAAAGATTAATCGCAATGACTAAACAATCAGCACCTGCAGCACAAGCAGCACATGCTCCTATTGTGGACGCGGACAAAGTTAAAGCAATGCGTTTCGCTAAAGATGAATTTGGAAACAGAAGAATGTCAAGTGATCCAGCATATAGAACAAAAGTAGAAGCATTAGAAGCAGAACTTTACGGTAGAAAATAAAGCTCTTGACAAAATAAGTATCTATTCGTTATAATAGGCACATGTAAATTATCTACACTTCAGATACCCTCACTGAGACCTGAAAGTTAGAGAGTTTAAGGCGTACGCTTTGACCTCCTGCTTTCGGGAGTCACCCAAAAACTACACCAACATAAACAAACCAAAATAAACCAAAGACAAAAAGGAAATTATATGTCACAAGCATTATCAACTGTTGCTGTAGAGCAATTTGATTCAGAAGTAAAACAAGCATACCAAGGTATGAAAACGTTAAGAGAATGTGTTACTCTTAGAAACAATGTAACTGGAGACAAATATGACTTCAGATTAATGGGTAAAGGTGCAGCTACAGTTAGAACTGGTTCATCTGCAGATGTAGTACCAATGGGTGTTGGACACTCTTTAAAGCAAGCAGTATTAGTAGATTACGAAGCACCTGAATATACAGATGTTTATGATGCAGCTACTGTAAACTTTGACGAAGTAGTTCATTTAGCTGAAACTATTGCTGGTGCAATGGGTAGAAGAGATGATCAGTCTATTATTGATGCTGCAATCGCTGGTGCAGGTACAACTGTTGCTGACGGTGGAACTAACTTAACTGTTGCTAAATTAAGAGCTGCTGTTAAAGGTTTAAATGCTGTTGAAGCTCCTGCTGGAGATAGATACTGTATTATTGATCAAGAAGGTTTAGATGCACTATTAGGTACAACTGAAGTTACTTCATCTGATTACAACAACGTTAAATCATTAGTTCATGGAGAAGTAGATACTTTCTTAGGACTTAAATTTAAAGTTATCGGTAATAGAGCTGAAGGTGGATTACCAGAAGCTGCAAATGTTATTTCTGGAGTAGTATTCCATAAAGCTGCATTAGGTCACGCTGTTGGTATTGATATGAAAACTAAAGTTGATTATGTTGCTCACAAAGCTTCATGGTTATCTATGGGATTATGGAAAGCTGGTTCAAAAGCTATTGATCCTGAAGGAATCATCAAAGTTAATTACGACAAAACTGCGTAATTTTATTGGGAGGCTTACGAGCCTTCCTGCTAAGATTATAAAGGATTATCATGGCATCAGGAACTACTACTAGAGTATCACTCGCATCTAACGCATTACTATTGTTAGGACATACAGAAATCGCAAGCTTCACAGAGAACACTACAGGAGCAACTTTAGCAAGTAACCTGTATGAAACATCATATTTTAGTGTATTAACTACTCACAGGTGGAGATTTGCCACTAAGAAAGCTGATCTTGCAAGAAAAACAAAAACACCAAAGAACAGTTATGAGTATATGTTCGCATTGCCTTCAGACTTATTGTATTTAATCAATACAGACACGGCAGATTATGAAGTATATGGAGATTCTGTTTATACAAACTCAGCAACGCTTTCTATTGATTATATTTACAAAGTTAAGGAGGATTCATTACCTCCATATTTTATTAAGATGTTTGAGTTCTTTTTAGCAGCACAGTTTGCACTACCAATTACGGGAGATCTTGCAAAGACTGCAGCAATGGAAAAAGCATATTTTCATCAATTAAGACTAGCTAAATTTGCAGACTCGTCTCAAAGGCCAGCGGATTCGTTCAGAAGCAATCCTTACGTAGAGGCTCGCTACTAACATGGGTGTAGAATTTCTAAAACCCAATTTTACTGCGGGAGAATTAGCACCTACGCTTCATTCAAGAACAGATATTTCTAAATATCAAAACGGGGTAGCGAACGCAGAGAATATGATTATTCTGCCTCATGGTGGATTAAGAAGAAGACCAGGATTAGCAACAGTCGAAGATACTAAAGTAGATTCTAAAGCAAGAATGATCCCTTTTGTATTCAATACAGAACAGAAATACTTAATATTGTTAAGAAATCTAATTATTGATATTTATAGAGATGGAGTATTGGTAAGTACAGAGGTATCTACATATACAGAAGACGAGATTTTTGACGTAGATGTGGTACAAAGCGCAGACACTATGATATTTGCACACCAAAACAGTAAACCTTATAGATTGCAAAGACAGGGATCAGACACTCTTTGGGATTTTTCAGCAATCGTATTCGATTATGAACCTAAAGAAACTGATGGCATTACTGACGCGTGGAGCGCAACTAAAGGGTATCCTAGATGTTGTACTTTTTTCGGAGGAAGATTGTGGCTTGGCGGATCAACAGAATATCCTACTACAATATGGGGATCTAAGATAAATGGATTCTTTGATTTTGACCTAGGAGAAGGAGAGGACGACTTTGCATTAGCTGACGTTCTTGATACAGATCAATATAATCCTATTACCAATATCTTTGCAGGTAGAGATCTTCAAGTATTTACTACAGGTGGAGAGCTTTATAATACTGCTTCTCCAATTACTCCAGCTTCTAGCGCATGGAAGAGACAGACAGGATATGGATCATCAAGAGTTAATCCTATTATTATTGATGGTGCTACTTTATTTGTAGATAGTTCTGCAAGAACAATAAGACAATTTTTATTTGACTATACGGAAGATGCTTATGTATCTATCAACATATCTCTATTATCATCTCACTTAATTACCAGTGCTGTTGCAATGGATGCGATTAAAGGAACGGAGTATGATGTTGGAGATTATGTTTATGTAGTTAATGAAGATGGTACTGTAGCAGTTCTAAATACAATGAGACACGAAGAGATTACTGGATGGACTCACTGGACAACAGATGGAGATTTTATTGATGTTTGTGTTTTAGAAAAAGATGTTTACTTTTTAGTAAAGAGAAATGGAGTTTACTTTATTGAGCTATTAACGGAAGGTACATATACGGATCATCATGTTCTAGTGGAAGGCACTGAACCAGTTACAGACAATCTTGTACATAACGGAAGTAATGTTATCCATCTTCTTGACAACCTAAATCATACAAATACAGCTACTGGAGCAGCAAATACTTCAGTAACTACAGACTATGACCAATCAATGTTAAATACAGACTTTAAAGTGGTAGCAGATTACTCTATTATGCCAGATGCAAAACCTACGGGAACTACTGGCGACAATAGTTTTACTATTACAAGACCTGCATACAGAATAGAGGTTGGATTAAATTACCTTACAAACGTACAGACGCTACCTATTGCAACGGAAACTAAAAAAGGATCTACTCTTCACAGAAGAAAAAGAGTAGTTAAAGTAGACGTAAACGTTGTAGAGAGCTTAGGTGTTTATGCGCAAGACAGATTCTCAGGAGATAGAGAGTTTACGGTAGTGCTAGACAGAGCGCCAGTACCATTTACAGGATTTAAAGAATATTATTTATTAGGATATAATAGATTAGCGGAGATAGTAGTATCTCAAAAAGAACCGTTACCTTTCTTACTTAGAAGTATCGCGTACGAAATAGAATATTAGGAGAGATAAATGAGTTTCACTACAGCAGGGTTAATACTAGGCGGAGCATCTGGCATAAGCAGCATATTTGCAGGAAAAACTGCCCAATATGGATATGAAGCACAGCAAGCAGCAGGAGAAGTAACTGCATTATCACAAGAAGCACAAGCTGCAGCAAGAGAAGTACAAGCTCAACAAGCAGTATCAGACGCAAAGATGACTAATCTTAAACTGACTAGAAGCTTTAATGATATACAAGCAGCAAATGCAGTAATGGGAGCAATGTCTGGTAGAAGTTTCTCTAGTCCAACTGTTCTAAATATGGCTAGGGTAGACCAGGAAAGACTTAATTGGGACATTGATTACTCTACGCGTGCTGGAGAGATAGGGAGAATAGGTATCTCGGCAGATGCAATGGGAATGATGACAAGCGCAGCAGGAACAAGGGCGGCAGCTTATGGATACGGACAAGCAGGAAAAGCGTCAATGTATAGCGGAATATCACAAGGTTTACTTGGTGGAATAAGCTCGGCAGCAAAATACAGTCAAATAGGATAGCAAATGGAAAGATATAAATCAGCAAATCTGCAGCAAGGGAAAGTAACAGTACCTCAAACAGTATCAGCACCTGCACAAGGAGCGCAAGCAGCATCAAGTGTAGCAACTAGAGGACTTCAGGATCTTTCATCAAGATTAGCAGCATTTAGTTCAGCAGCTTTTGAAAGAGCAGCAGTAGAGGCATCAGAAAAAGCAGTAACTCAGGCACAAAAAGATGATAGTAGTGGAGCAGCATTTCATAAGCAAAGTGTTCATACAGCATACGGAAAAGCATACAACAACGCAAGAACTGCTAGTTATACTGCAAATGCAGAGATTGAACTAGATAGAAAATCTACAGAATATGCTCTACAGTTCAAGAATGATCCTGATGGATATGCTAAAAGTATGCAAGAATACTACAAGCAAATGCAGAGCGAAGCTCCGATCCCTGAACTTAAATCTGTTATAGGTATTACTGGTAAGAAGATAGCTAACCAAACGTTCGGTAAATTAATGGTTGGTGCAATGAAAGAAAGTCAAGATGCACAGCTAGATGATTATGGTAGAGCAATAGAGCTAAAAACAGGACAGCTAATTAACGCATACAGTAGAGGAGACAATGCCACAGCAGAACTAATTAAAGACAGCATGTTTACATACACAGGAACTATGCAGTTTGAAGGACTTATAGATCAGGCAACTGCTCAGAAGATAGAAAGAAATGTAGAGTATGAAGTAACAAAAGGCACAATATCTAATGCCGTTAGAGACCTGGTAGAAGATGGAAATTTAGCAGACGCAGGAACTATTATAGAATCATTCAGTTCTGAAATTCCTGAAAATATGAGCATAGAAGAGGCAGAAAACATTACTCAAGAAATCACTCAGATCTTTAATAATGGAGTAAAAGTACACAAGGCTGGACTTAAGACTGCAGCAAAACAAGCAAACAATGAAGTAAAAGACGCAGTATCTGTAATGAAGTCAGGGAAAGTGCCAAAAAAGCCTGTCTCTGAAGAAACATTATCCGCATCATCAGAAGAAAATCAAAATAAATACTATGTACAAAAAGAAGTTAGTAAAATATTAAATAAGTATTCTGGATTCACAATAGAAGAACAAGAGAAATTAGTTACTGAGTACAAGGCAACCGAAGAGGGATCTAAAATAAGCGTTGAAGTAATGAAGCAACTAGAGAAAACTATTCAAGAAAGAAGAACTGCTTGGAAAAAAGATCCTATTTCTCAGGGAGCAGCAGAAGGCTTGTATGAACCTACAGAAGTGCTACAAGTAGGAATGAGCGAAGAGCAACTAGGAGAAATTCTTATTCAAAGACATGAGCAATCTCAGATAAATATTTCAGAAGCAGGAGATGGAGCATCAGCACTATTGACACAAGATGAAGCTGTAAAGTGGACAAATGCTATTCATAGTGCAGACGAGACACAACAGCTTGCAATGATGGATCAGGTAAACTCGCTACCTTCTGAGATCGGCAAAGAGATATATAAGCAAATAGGCAAAAAAGGTGCATATACATTCAGAAGAGTAGGAGAGTTAATATCTACAGATCTACCTGCAGCAAGAAAGATTTTATTTGGTAGTAAAGTAGATGTGCCTGCACCTATAGGATTTAAAGGACAAGCTATCTCAGCAGCGAGTGATCTAATGACTCTAGCTACAGCGGACAGTATGAACAATTATGTGGAAGCTGCAACTAATTATGCGAAAGGTCATTTGGCACAAACAGGAGAGGAAGTTTCTGGAAAAGAAGCAATGGAAGCTGTTTATGGAACAATAGGGGAATTTAGTGGTGGTAAGTTCTTTATTCCTAAAGGAGTAAGCGAAGAAGACTTTGGAGTATTTATAGACGGATATGAAGTTCCAGGACATCCTAAGCTAACAGAAGACATTAGATCTATGAATGATTTCTGGGATGATAGTGACCTTCAATTAAAATCTGCAGGAGATGGCAAATATTTAGTGTATGATCCAAGTGATGATGCTTATATTCACGTTGACGGAAAGCCTTTGGAGATAGAATATGGAAATTAATACTCAGCTTCTAAACAAAACAGAAGCGACTGCTTACGAAAGTAAGACAGAATTTGGTACAGAATCTATTAGAAATGGATTTAAACAACATAGAGCAACTGAATTGGGAAGAACATACGAGTATTTTGACACAAAGGTAAATAACTATTTACTTAGTCAGCAAGAAGATTATGGAGAGAATAAAGATTATTACGGTAAATTTGGAGACCTAGATGCTCAAGAAAAACATACATATAGAGACATAATCAAGGGCGGTCACTACTCTTTAGAAGACGGAGAAATAGTATCGAATAATCCTGCTTTAGATTACATGTTTGATATGGACACTATGAAGGGCGCGCTACTATCTCAAAACATTACTAAAGATCAATTAGATGTTCTATATAAGAAATATGTAGATGAAGAAACAAAACACTGGGGAAGTAAAAAATACACGACTGGCGGTAAGGTAGGAACATTTATAGGGGCTATGGGAGCATGGGCTACTGACTGGGAATCTACTCTTGAATTTATGACACCAGGAAAGATTGATACTGTATCTGGAAAAGTAATTAAGAATATGGGCAAAGCTTTTGGATATGAGTTTGCAGCAGCAGGTGTCGCAGCTACTATAAAAGAGTTTAAACCTTACGGAATAAGAGATCATAAAAAAAGAGCTGGAATTAGAGCGACAATGAAAGATTCAGCAGTTAGAGTATTAGGCGAAGCAACTATCGCAGGTGGAGCAAGAGCTGTAGGTTCTGGAGTGGTAGATAAATGGGTACTGAGAAAAGAATCAAAGCTTATTAAGAACCAAGTAGCACATGAAGCAACATTAGAGAAAGCAAGCAGAGACCTTGATGCAGGAAAGCCAGTAGAAGTGCAAACAGATATTGACATAGAAACTAAAACTAATCCTGAGATTCAGTCAGTTAATATGATGGATGAAGGAAATGCAGCAGTTAATACTCCTGAGAAAATGTTTCACGAGGAACAATTAGCTAAAGAAATAGACGAAGCTCCAGAATTTAAAGCAGAAGACACTGAAGATGATCTGTTTATCCAAAGTGAACTAGACGATATGACTGAAGATTTTGCTGATCCTGAATTTACTCAACTTAAGCAAGAACTAGATGATTTAGACAGAGAGATGGCAGAGTATCAAGACAGAATCAATAAGCCTGAAACTCCAGGATTTCAAGCCCAAAACATGACAATAAATGGACGAACAGTTCCAAAAACTAAATTTGATCTAATTCAAAAATATCAAAAGACTAGAAAATGGAACAGAGAGAATCCAGGACAAAAAAGAGCTATTCCTCAAGCACAGCAAGACGCTCACGCAGAGTTTGAAGACATAGCTGACGGCATGCTTGATATGGACTTTAGGGAAGATAAAAAGTATTCAATAGGAGAGATTGAGCCAGGAACTCCAACAGAAAAAGAAATCCCTGAAGGATATTCGGTGAACGAAGATAATATGCTAGTGTCTCCAGACGGACAAGTTTTATTTGCTAAAGGTGGAGATAATCTTGCAGCAGGAACAGTGGCAGGTATCGAAGAAGATGAGGATGGAAATATCACGCTTGATCCTGAGAAGTTTGTAATGGGACTAGGTGGATATACTGCAGCAAAAGCAATGTTTAAAGCTGGAATGTTTGACGAGTTACCATCAGAACTAAATGCTCAAGTAAAGAAATACTTCGGAGTAGATTTAGAGCCTGGAATTACAATGAAAGAGAGAATCGCCAGAACAGCAGAATTGAAAGAAAAAACAAGACCTGTAGGAAAAGAAATATACAACCCAAGAGTTGATAAAACATACATACTGGGAAAAGATGGAGAGGTATATTGGGCAAGCAGTAGAGGATGGAGAAAATCAGAGCAGTTTGGACTAAAGCAGGAACTAAGAGATATTGACAAGCTTGGAGCTGACGAGTATATGCAACTTAAAGAAAGAGAGTCAGAAGAGCTTAGAAGATCTCTAAAAGAGGCAAAGGAAGCAACGCCAGGCACATACAAAGATCAGCACACAGCACCGACTAGAGATCAAGATAATACTACAAGTATTGATGATCTACTAAAAGTCTATCCAGAAGATATATATAGTAAAGACGCTGCAAGGCTTTATGGTCATAATGAGAGGCAAAAAGATAGTATAGCTATGTCCCTCTTGAGAAAAATAAAAGGGAATCCAGATGCGAAAATAACAATATATAGAACTGTACCAGAAGATGTTGATGCAGATATTAATCCAGGAGATTGGGTAACTATTACTAGGCAGTATGCGGAAGAGCATGGGGATTCAAGATTTGATGGGAAATATAAACTTTTAAAGAAAGAAGTTAAGGCAAAAGAGGTTATAACTGATGGTAATTCTATCCACGAACAAGGATATGATCCAATAGAAGGAAGCAAATAATGGCAGCACCAATAAGATCAGCCGTAGAAGAGGCAATAACAGGAGCATCAGCAAAAATAGATGCTAGCTTTGCAAAAGTATCACAACAACAGAAGCTAGACACTATCAGAAATGCAAAAGAGAACGCTCAATTAGCAACAAAAGAAGCTAAATTAAAGATCACTCCTGAAGATGAAATTGTAGATGTCCCAAGAGATGTGATTTCTGCTCAGGCAAACTATCAAGAACTTCTAGTTAAGAGATCTGAAAAGAAAAGAGAGCTTGCTTTAAAGGTAAATAGACTCAAAAAAGAACAAGAACTTACAAATGTTATCTCACAAAGAGGCGATAGAAGTGTATATGACACTATGAGAGACATGATCGGTAAAAGAGCTGGAGCGGGAAATACTCATAGTAACGTAGAAGCTAGAACTACCGCAATATATACAAGAGTAAGTGCAGACATTCACGACTTAAAAGATCAACTAAGAACTAAGTGGGCTGGATTTTCACAAGATACAGAGCTAGGAAATGAAGTAGTTAGATACTTAAAAGATGGTACAGTTAAAAACCAAGAGATGCTATCTACTGCTGCAAAGCTTGCAGATCAATGGAAGATGTCTGCGAATAAACTTAAAGCGCTTAGAAACAAAGCTGGAGGAAAAGTAGGTCAATTAGAGGACTGGATTATGCCTCAAGCTCACAACAAAACTAAAATGCTTAGTATGGGTAAAGACGAATGGAAAGCATTTATTAGACCTTTACTAGATATAGAAAGAGTAGAGAAACAAACTGGTGGGAAAATTGATGATGTTTTAGACAACTCTTACGATAACATTACTAGAAGGGAAGAATCTAATCCTAGCTTTAGTAGTGTGGTTGCAAAAAGACACGAAGAACAAAGAGTATTACATTTTAAAGATGGAGATAGCATGATCTCTTACAACGAAATGTCAGGAAATACTGACGTGTTTGGTATTATGGATAACCATATCAGATCACACTCTCAAGAAGTAGCTGCAATGCAATTATTTGGAGCTAATCCAGATGATAACTTCAATAGATTATTAGATATTGCTAGAGCGGACGGTATGGGGGACTTCCAAGAAGGTAAGCTTAGATCATTATGGGACTTATCTCTAGGTAATGTAGATGGAGACAATATTGTAAATAAAGCAGACAGAGTAATAGCTACTGTCGGTGGTGGCCACAGAACAATACAGGTTGCATCAAAGCTTGGATCAGCAGCAGTATCAGCAATAGCAGACCTAGGTAATATCTTCTTAGGTGGAGGATATAGAGGGCTTAATAGTTTTAAAATCTTTGGAACAGGACTAGAAACACTAATGCAAGAGGCTATCGGTGGAGTTAAATCTGGTAGAAACGTAGAGTTTGCTTCAAGACTAGGATTAGTAAGTGAGTTTGCAAGTGCTAGTTTAGCTAATAGTAGATTTGCTGAGGTTACTCAAACAGGTGGTGTTGCTAAAGCTGCTGAGGGTGTTATTAGAGCATCAGGACTTGGAGCATGGACAGATTCATTTAGAGCTAGTTTTGGGCTAGAATTAAATGGTAAACTATATCAAGACTTCGGAAAAACATTTGATGATTTAGACTATAAGCAAATGTTAGAAGAGTATGGAATTGGTGCTGCAGATTGGGATAAGATCAGAGCAACTAGAGGAAAAACTCTAAACTCTGAAAGCTTTAGTGCTGATTTCTTAGATATGGAAAAAGTTTACGAAGCAGATGAAGCGCTAGGATACAGATTATCTGAGATGTTTAATACTGAGATGGATGCTTTTGTTATTATGCCTACTAACAGAACTAGAGTATGGACTACATGGGGTGCAAAAAAAGGAACAGTTAAAGGGGAAACAGCAAGGAATATCATGCTATTCAAATCATTCCCTATTGCTGTAGTACAAATGCACATAGCTAGATGGTCAAAAATGACTGGATCTGGAAAAGTAGCATATACTGCAGGTGCAGCAGCAAGTTCTCTTATTACTGGAGGAATGGCACTAATGGCTTACGACACTGTAACAGGTAAAACGCCAAGAAGTACAGACCGTCCAGAGTTTGTTTGGGAGGCAACTGTTAAAGGTGGAGGACTTGGAATCTTTAGTGATTTATTTTCTATGGCAGAGAATAGATATGGACACTCATGGCTCGGAACGATGGTAGGTGTACCTTATGGTACTGGTGAAGATATTACAAAAACTCTAGGGGACATCAAAAAAGAAGTCTCTGGAGATGATGTTAATGTTATGGCTAATGCTTATAATAGAGCAAAGAAGTATATACCAGGACAAAACTTATGGTACACAAGAACACTATTTAGTGAAACTCTAGGAGATTTCATGCAGGAGGCTATTGACCCAAACTACTACAAGAAGGAGAGGAGAAAACAGAAATACATGAAGCAGCGAGAACAGGAGTCGTATTTTGATTAAATACGATATAATAAATTTAAACAAGGAAGGAAAATAGATGGCATATAACACAGCGGAAAATCGTGCAGAATATACTGCAACGTCAGGACAAATCACGTTCCCGTTCTCATTTAAAGTATATGAAGATTCAGACATTAAAGTTTACATAACTCCAGATGGCGATACTGCCAGCGATACGAACGATATAAAAACTCTTAATGTGGATTATACTGTTACTGTAGATGGAGACAATGGGGGATCAATAGATCTGATTGTCGGAGCTACTTTAAACGATAAAATAACAGTCTTAAGAAATCTACCTATCAAGAGAGATACGGACTATCAAACAAATGGAGATCTCTTAGCAGACACGCTTAATCAAGATCAGAATTACCAAACATATTTAATTGGAGACCAAGACGGAAGACAAGACAGATATGTACAACTACCAGAATCAGCTCAAAATGTTTCGGGAACACTACCTGCTCCAGAGGCAGATCAGTATATTAGATGGAATGATAGCGGAGATGCTCTAGTTAATGATGGGACATACCCTTCTGCAATCCAAACTGCAGTAGATGCAGCAGCAGAAGCTGAAGGATATAGAGATACGGTAGTAGCAAAAGAAGCATTAGTTAATCCTCATTATGGTGCTATAGATAGTATTGCAGCTGTTGAGGTATTAGAGGATATGAATATCTTAGCTAATCCTCAAACACTAGCTGACATTGAAGCGGTAGCAGGTATAGCTGATATTATTGAAGCAGGAGCAGGTACAGCAGCTGGTACT